TCCCTGCTGTCGATACAAACAGCTAATTGCTCGATCCAGGCATCGGTATGATGCGAGTGCAGCTCTTCCTCGACTTAAGCCACGTCGTCCTAAATACTATACCGTAAATATAAGTAAAATTTCCCATATATGCAAGTGTTGTTGAAAAGTAATTAACTTATCTGCAAAGTATCGATATCTATTGAAGATTCTATAACTATTTTTCAAGAAATTTGCTTTTTAGGAAAATATTTTGTATATTAGCAGAAATTAAATTAATCGCAATGGCAATTACATTCCACGAAGAGGCAAACGGTAATATCAGAATCGAACAGACTGGTAAACCCAAGTTCTATATTATGGGCCATGTTTATGCGGTTATGACTTCAAATGACGCTGGTACTCATATTATCTTGAGAGACGGTGATTTTGATTTCAAATTTGATTATACTGAGATAACTGTTATTGGCAACACTACTGGCCCTTATACGCTAGCTACAGCAATGACAGAACTATCTAAGATATTTAAAAAGTAATTTATGCTTGACGACCCAAAGGCGTTAACGAAATACGATAGAACGAGGCTAGTGCCAATGAAACCTGAGCTAATGGCGGTCGAAGATATTAACGCTAAGATAGACCAGGTGGAAGCGATAACAGAAGATCCATCAATAATGACCTTCGGCACAGCTTTAGAACTTGCAGGGATAACGGCTACCAAATGGGAGTCGCTAAAGCAAGTTTGCAAGAGACGTGAGTTGGAGTATGAGTTGGAGAGGATAGAATATATTAAACAGCGATTTGAGAATAGAATCTTTGAATCAGCGTTAAAAAACCAAGCTAATGCGACTATGGCAATATTTGCCCTAAAAAACCACTACGGTTGGTCGGATAAGCAAAATGTAGAAATACAAGCCACACAAACTACAAAAGTTGACGTAAGTGATATGGATGAGGAGTTGAAGCGTCAGTTAGCCGAGAGGTACTTAACAGGGAGTGTGTTAGATGAAGGTAACTAAAGATTTATTGGAATCGGCCGCTATTGACTTAGCGAGAAACGATTTTGCGTTCTTTGTAAGGTTTATAAAAAAGGATTTTGATGCTACGTGGTTTCATACGTATATAATGGAATCGCTAATGAAGCTGTATAGAGATGACGATAGTAAGAAGCTAATGATCTCTATGCCACCCCAACATGGGAAGTCCACACTAGCAACACAATTATATCCCGCCTACCTGCTTGGTGTTAATCCGGACTTGAAAATTGTTATCGCATCCTATACGGCTGACTTAGCATCAAGGTTCAATAGAGAGGTTCAGAAGATTATCGACTCACCTGAGTACAAGAAGATATTCCCTGAGACTAAACTGGCAAAGCCTAGAAGCGGTGAAGCAATTCGTAACAACGATATGTTTGAAGTGATAGGAAGGCGAGGATATTTAAAGTCGGTAGGTACAGGAGGTTCACTCACAGGGTTTAGCGTTGATGTGTTGATTTGTGACGACTTGATTAAGGATTATAGTGAGGCAAAGTCGCTAAATGTGAGAGAGACGGTTTGGGATTGGTACACTTCAGTAGCAGAGAGTCGATTACAGAATAACGGAAAGCAATTATTGATTGCGACACGTTGGGATAATGACGATCCTTTGGGCAGAGCAAGTAAACGAGATGACGATTGGAATACAATCACTCTACCTGCTTTGAGAGAATCAAAGGACGATGGACGTTGGTATGATAAGAGGGAAGTTGGGGAAGCACTATGGGAGGCTCGTCAGTCTGCAGAAAGATTAGAAAAGATTAGAGAGGCTAGTCCCATTATCTTTAACTCCCTTTATCAACAAGACCCACGACCAGCAACGGAAAGTTTGGTTTACCCTGATTGGCAGGAGTGCGATAACTTCCCAGAGACGGATGATGTGTTTTATGGGTTAGACTTTGGTTTTACCAATGACCCGACTGCATGTGTGAGGATGACAAAGATCGGAGATTCAATATTCTTAGATGAGCTGTTTTATGCGACTAAGATGACGAACAAAGATATTGCCGACAGCTTGAGGAAGAATGATGTTGGGATGTATGAGGAGATATTTGCTGATTCGGCAGAACCTAAGTCAATAGCTGACTTAAAATTGAAATTTAATGTTAAACCGCAGAAAAAAGGAAAGGGATCAGTCCTTGCGGGTATAAATAAACTAAAGGAATACAAAGTGTTCTACACCAAGCGAAGTAAGAATATCGCAACTGAGGTAAAGAACTATCAATGGATTATGGCAAACGGAGAAAGTACTAATGTACCTATCGACAACTTCAACCATTGTTTAGATGCAATCAGATGTGCGTTCTTCACTAAATACGGTAGTGAACGTAAATGGTACGTAATTTAATGGGATTATTCGACTTTTTAAGAGGTAGTAAACCTCAACAACCAGTTACACTTCAGAAAGGCATAGACCCTGCAATCGCTCGGATGCTGAATATGACGTTGGCTAAAGGCCCTGTAATGGGCGAAGATAGTTTCCAAACTTATGTAGATAAGGGCTATCAGTACAACGCAGACGTTTACTCGGTTATTAACCTAATTACAAGAAAGGCTGCTACTGCTGCTCCGATTCTCTATGAGATTGTAGACGACAGAGCCTTCCAAAAATACAAGTCCTTTACTGCGAATATGAGCAAACCTCAAGATATCGCAGAGGCAAATCATTTAAGACAAAAGGCATTGGTAGAAGTTGATGAGCAACATCCTATCATCCAAACCCTTCACAACCCTAATGACTTCCAGAGCTTCTACGAGTTCATGGATAACTATTTAGGATTTAAACTTATCACCGGTAACTCTTATGTTTATGGTGTAGGTGCTGTTACTGGCCCCAACGCTGGTAAATTCAAACAGCTTTACGTATTGCCTGCTCACTTGACTAGAATCGTTAGTGGAGGTAAATACGACCCAGTTAAAGGCTATACCATCACTACTGCTTACGACTTCCAAGAAATCATGGCCGAAAAGGTTATGCACTCTAAATACTGGAACTCGGATTACTCAGTAGAAGGCTCACACCTTTATGGACAATCTCCACTAAGAGCGGCTTTAAGAGTATTGCAACAATCTAACGATGCTCAGACTGCAAGTGTTAAGATGCTTCAGAATACAGGGGCACAAGGTATCTTATTTGACAATAGTCCTGATAGTTACCTAACTCCTGAGCAAGCAGCAGAAATCCAAAGAAAGTACAAAGCAGAATATAGCGGCCCTGAGAACGCAGGTAACATTATCGTTACTTCAGCTAAAATCGGTTGGCAACAATTAGGATTATCATCGGCTGACCTAGAGATTATGTCTGCTATGAAGATGAACCTTCGTCAGTTGTGTAATATCTATCGTGTTAACTCGGCATTATTAAATGACCCTGATAACAAGACTTACAATAACATGTACGAAGCACGTAAAGCCCTTATAAGCGACGCAATTCTACCTGAGCTTACATCAGCTAGGGCTGACTTCAATAAGTGGCTTGTAGAGCCTTATAATAAGTCTGAGGGTAAAAGATATTTCCTTGACTTCGACCTTGACGTATTCCCTGAATTACAAGAGGACAAAAAAGAGCAAATCCAATACTTAGAGAGAGCTTGGTGGTTAACTCCTAATCAGAAACTTGAAGAAATGGGCTATGGTAGAAGCGAAGATCCTAACATGGACAAAGTTTACGTTTCTATCCAAGTTCAGCCTATCGACAAAGTAAATAGCGACCCAGTTGAACAAGCAATCAGAATTGCAGAATCTACTAAGGGCTATAATCCAACTGAAGAAGAAAAGCCATTGGCTCAATTCCAATCTATGGTTAGAGAGTTCAACAAGAACAATCCTGGCAAGAGAGTAACAGTTGGTAAACTGGAAGAAGTATTTGCTAGAGGCATTCAGGTATTCAACGAGCAGAACTTGAGAGGCAACGAGAATGCATTTGCGATGAGCTTTGTTACTCGTTTCCTAGAAGCGTACGCAAAGAAGCCTAACAAGAAAGCTGATAGCTATACCGACTATCCACAAGCAGCTAGTGACAATGCTAAACGTGCTTTGAAATATGCAGAAGAAAATGGCTGGGGAAGTTGTGGTACTCCTGTAGGAAAGGCTCGTGCTAATCAATTAGCTAATCGTGAGCCATTAACCAGAGATACTATCGCTCGTATGGCTAGTTTTAAGCGTCATCAACAACATGCTAATGTACCTTACGATAAAGGTTGCGGTGGTTTAATGTGGGACGCTTGGGGCGGTACTGAAGGTGTTGAGTGGGCTATTAATAAACTAAAAGAAATCGAAAATAACTAAGATATGTTGCAATACAAAAACTTAAGTCAAGGAATTGCTGACGTAGACGTTAAGAAGGGTATCGTTACTGGTTACTTCTCGTCATTCGACAACATGGATAGCGATGGTGATGTAATCCGTAAAGGAGCGTTCACTAAAACTATCAACGAGAACTTTGCTCGTGTACGTCACTTATTAGACCATGATGCTACCAAAGCAGTAGGTAAAATCTTATTGCTACAAGAGGATCAAAAAGGTCTATACTACGAAAGTAAAGCTGGTCGTCATACGCTTGGTAGAGACTTTCTTCTAATGGTAGAGGATGGGTTGATTACTGAGCATTCTATCGGCTTTGTTACAATCAAACAAAAAAACATGGGTGGTTACAACGAAATCTCTGAGGTTAAGTTGTACGAAGGTTCTTCATTACAAGGATGGGGAGCTAACGAAATGACCCCAATTACAGGTATGAAAAATTTTGAAACAGTTAGCCAGATGATGGATAATATCCTAAAGGCTATCAAAAACGGTAAGTACACCGACGAAACATTCGCAAAACTAGAACTTCAATTCTTGCAACTTCAGAAAGAACTAGCAGAACTCAAAGAAGCATCAGTTGAAACTCCTGAGCCATCTGAAGATAAGTCTACCGTTACGGTAACTATCGAAGTAGAAGATACTGAGGAGCATGAAAACCCGATGGAAGAGGAAATGCCAGATATGGAAGAAGAAGCACCTGTAAGTGAAAGCGAACCAGTAGAAGAGCCAGAAATGGAAGATACTATTGAGGAGCCGGTAATGGAAGAGGATGAGTATGAAGTATTATTAAATAGTCTAATTCAAGAATACACAAATGGAAAAAGTTGAACAAAAAGCTGCTGAATTGAAAGAGGCTATCAACGCTAATGTTGAAGCTAAAATCACAGAAAAAGCACAAGAAATCAATGAGCGTTTAGACGCTTTCGAACAAAAATTACAAAAATCTACAGAACAAAAAATGGAAGAAAAATCTTTTAAATCATCTTTTGGCGAATTGATCGCTAAAAACTTCGAGTCTATCAGAGAAGTATCTTTGGGTAACAAAGTTGCTATGAGCATGAAGGCTGTTGGTACTATGACTGTTGCTAACAACTTGACTGGTGATGCTATCCGCACTTACCAACCAGGTGTTGCTATGGTTCCTAGCCGCAAAATCAACTTCAGAGACTTAATCCCTGCTGTTAGCTCTGCAACTGGTATCTATACCCTTTACCGTGAGACCGGTGCTGAAGGTTCTATCTCAGTACAATCTACTCCAGGTGATGCTAAAACTCAAATCGACTACGATTTAACTGCTGTTACTTATACTGCTCGTTACATCGCTGGTTACGCTCGTATCGACAAATCTATGTTGCAAGACTTACCTTTCTTGCAGTCTGCTTTGCCAGATATGTTATTGCGTGACTTCTACAAAGCTGAAGATAGCAAATTCTACACCGACTTAACTGGTGCTGCTACTGGTTCTACCACTACTTCTGCTACTGTAGATGCTGAACAAATCATCGATTACGTAGCTAACTTAGAAGCTGCTGATTTCTCTGTAAACGGTATCGTAGTTAACCCTAAACAATGGGCTCGTTTGTTGCAAACTAAACCTGCTGATTACTCAGTACCTGGTGGTTTCACTATCACCGCTTCTGGCGAAATCGCTATCGCTGGCATCCCTGTATTCAAATCATCTTTCGTAGCTGACGATAAAGTATTGTTAGGTGACTGGAACATGGCTAAGCGTGTAGTTGTTGACGATCTTAAAGTTGAATTCTTCGAGCAAGATTCAGATAACGTACAGAAAAACTTAGTAACTGTTCGTATCGAGGCTCGTGAGGTATTAGCTATCGACCGTCCAGATGCATTCGTATTTGCTGACTTAGGTAACGTTGCCTAATCTATAAAGTAGTTTGGAAAGTATTTTACTGGGAGGATCGTCTCCTCCCCTACTTTCAAAAATAAATAGTTATGACACAAATTGAAGTAATTAGAGCTTACAGAGACTTAGAACTTGGAAGATTCGTTAGAGAAGGGGAGAAGTTTGAAGTAAGTGACGAAAGAGCAGAATTGCTGGTTAACAAAAAGTTTGTAAAGATTCTCTTTATCAAAGAAGATGTAGTAGAGAAAGAAGAAAAACCAGTTGTTAAAACAAAAGAATTAAAAACCGCAAAAAAGACTAAATAATGACATTAGGATTAGATGTACAAATTAAGACCGATTTAGTTACCGAGCCAGTTACGCTTGCTGAGGCTAAGTCTTATCTAAACGTAGATTATACTTCTTGGGACACCTTAATTGGTACTCTAATTTCTTCTGCAAGAACTAATCTTGAGCGTTACACAGGGTCTACATTTGCTACTAAGACTTTGGTTGCTACATTCCAACAGGTAGCTGAGAATATTGATATACCTTATGGGCCTATCCAATCTATAACTCACGTTAAATCTATCGACGAGTCGGGTACTAAAACTACCTTAACCGCAGGAACAGATTACCTAGTAACAGGAAATAACTTTAAGAATATTAGATTCTACGGAATCGATACTCCTATTGAGATTGAATATGTGGCTGGTTATACTACGTTACCTGCTGACTTAAAAGTAGCTATCTTAAAGCAAGTGGCTATGGACTTCGAGTTTAGAGAAAATGTAATGGATAGCTCACAAGTAACTGAATTATCTAACGGAGCGAAACAGCATGCTCAAAGCTACAGAAGGGTTTATTTATTCTAATGAAGAAAAGCGTTTACCAAACTTCCGACTTTAAGGAAACTATCATTGTAAAGTCTTATAGCAATACGACTGATACTGCTGGTGGTACTAAACCTACTTATAGTAACTACCTAACTACCTTTGCTGTAGTCCGTCCTTATGATGGAGAATTATTTATAGAAGGAGGGGAGAGGGTTATCAATAACAAATATATGTTTGTATTGAGATATAGAGCAGAAACAGCAGCTATCAATAAGTCCTACAAGATAACCTATAGAGGTAACGATTATATCATTCACTCAGTTATCGACGAAGGAGAAGATAGATACTATACTAAAATTATAGCTTGGCGTAGAAACTAATGGCAGTTAAAACAACAGATCCAGCAAAAGTATTATACGATTACAAGAGATGGGTTGAAAGAATCCACGCTAGAGCAGAAGAAAAGGTAGAGGAGGCAGTAAGTACAATTACTAATTCTACTAATAGAGCATACGCTTCTAACAATACTCAAGACAGAGTAACATTAACACAAGACCCTATTTACTATAGAATGAATGTAGGGAAAAATATAATAAGCGGAGTAGCTGCTGCAAAACCAATAAAAGAGTTTATCTACCTAGAGTTCGGTACTCGCCAAACAGCTAATGATGTATTAAATATACAAAGTGGCTTTGAAAGTGGATTAAACACAAGTGCAATAGCAGCTCCATATAAGAGTAATAATCCTAGATTCTTTAATAAAGAACGTATCATCGGAACTTATTATTTCTTAGACAATATAGACTTAAATGGCATCAAGTTCATTCGAGGATTTTGGAAGTAATCTCTTGAAAACTATTGTTGCAAAAGTTAATTTTTTTTACTATATTAGAACAAAATATAACAGATGGCATCACTAACCGGACAAACCATTCAATCCACGTACGACGCTCTGCTTAAAATATCAGGCAATGATGCGTTAACTTCATCTCTACAGCGTATTACTGATGGATTGGGTAACTTTACTCCGTTATATCTATCAACTACAGCAGTTGAGATTTCTAGCGGATTAAGCGTAATCGGTAATGTTACATCTAGTGCCTTTGTTAAAACAGGCGGGACTGCATTTGAGTTCTTAAAAGCTGACGGTACTGTTGATACTAACAATTATGTTACTTTTGGCAGAACGCTAACAATCAACGGAACTACTTACGATCTATCTGCAAATAGAACTTGGTCAGTAGGTACAATTACTGGTAGTGGTACTGCTAATTATTTATCTAAGTTTACCGGATCGTCTGCTATTGGCAATAGCCAAATATTTGATGACGGTACTAATGTATTAATAAATTCAATATCGCCTGAAGCAAGACTAACTGTTGAGAATTCTGGTACTTCATCTGTTGGTATTTATGGTGGTGCTAGTGGTACTTCATCAAAAGCATTAGCTGGTTATGCTACTGGTACAAGTTCAAATGGCGTCTATGGTCAAGGAGATGGTTATGGAGGTAGTTTTGTAGGTGGCATTGCTGGATTAGACTCTTACTCTTTTGATGGTCATGGTGCTACTATAAGAACATCTAATGGTAATGGCTTAATAGTCAATAAACAACTTTCTACTGGCAATAGAATCGCACAGTTTATAGCAAGTACTTCCGAAGTAGCTTATATTGACTTTAGTGGAAATATTCGTGGAAATTCATTTATAAAATCAGGTGGAACTTCAAGTCAATTCTTAAAAGCTGATGGTAGTACAGATTCAAATAGCTATGCTTTAAATTCAACATTGAGTAATTATTTGCCGCTAACAGGTGGAATTTTATCTGGTAATTTAACAGTTTCATTATCGTCTGCAATATCTGGAGATTTTATAAATAATTCATCGTTACTTCCTACTATACAATTAAAAAACTCATCAGTAGTGAGTTCTGCTAAGATTATATCTGGGCTAAATTATGCAAATGCAGAAACATTTTCGGTTACGGGTATTGGTAATGTTACAGCAAACTCATTCATCAAATCAGGCGGAACAAGTTCTCAATTTTTAAAAGCAGATGGTAGCGTAGATTCAAATACCTATGCGT